AAGGTTTATCACCAATTAGTCTGCCCAAGAAATCTTGTGGGTCATAACTACCAGCATGCCAGAGGCCACCAATGCTAACATCAACACCAAGTAACTCTGCCATGTAACGTAGTTGTATAACTGTAGGGTTCCAGGCATCGGTGTACAAAAAATAATCGCCGTTCTTAATTTCACCATTTGCAAATAATCTACTAATTTCTAACATTTGCTGAGACTTGTAATTGTTAGTGCCAGCAAAATTAAGAAAAGCCCCAGGCGTTGTAGCCTGAGGTACTTCTCCACCACTAATAACAGTAACTTCATTATTTGTAGAATGCCGCAGTTGCTTTGGAAGATACTCTTTCCATTGCTTAGTATACCTAGTATCTACTGCTTCAATATCTACAATATAAATTGTCATTAGCTTCTCCGATTGCTGTGATAACGGCCTTGGCCATTATTGTTACGATTTTGGTTATTCTTTCTACCACCGTTACGAAAACGTTGATAAGCCTGCCAAGCACGACTTTTACCATCGTACATGTTACGTTCATCCCAAGCATAGCCACTATGGCCATACAAGTAAGCGGTTGCGCAAAACGCCTTAAAACGTTCGAGATCATCAAACACTTTATTATAAGCGTCACGGTTAAAATTAATTGCCATTTCAAGTTTTTCCTTATTACTGATAGCATTAATAGCTGGGGTATGTGATGTGAGCACCGTTTTCTCCGTCTTCGGATATTTCAATGTGAACCTCACGTCCTGTGTATCTATTTGTAATTTGTTCATATAAATCATCTGACATCATTTCACATGACTTATAATCTAGTACGAGTGTTTGTTCTGCGTAAAGTTTCTCCATCCATCGTTTAAATTGTATAAACTCAATATCTCTGTCGTTATGTGTAACAGTAATACCTACTCGAAAATGAAATATGTGTCTATGGGGATATCCCAAAAAACTAACATCATATTCATCACCTGTTGCTAGTGCTGGATCTTCCAGTGCCGCAGGATACTTATGGATACCTTCTTTCTTAAAGGTTACCCAAATCATACGTTTTGCTTCTTTCATTGCTTTTTCTTTAGCATCAATCATATCAGCCTCTTTCATTCTACGCATCATATAATCATAATGTCGCTCTTGTTGCATTTATTATACTTTCATTTAATTACTTTGTCAAGCCCATATTTTGTCCAATCAGTGAATTTTTCTCTATCCAACAAATCGTGTAAATTATGGCACCATACACCAGGGTTCGTTGCCTTAAAGTCTTTATCATCAATCTTTAACATAGTGTTATAGTTCCACTGATTCACATAAGGCAATGGAATGCGAAGTTGTGGGATAAAGTTATTAAATTCTGTAAGACCACTTTCAAGGAACTCTTCTGCGTAGTTAATTGGAATATCTAAACTACATAGTTTACCAGCAGTTAAGAATGCCTTAATCATTCTTTCCCAACTAGTCCATTCTTGTTCATTTAACGGTTCAAAAGAATGATTAGCACCAAAGAAGATATGTTCACATTGTTCATTATCAAAATGACTTTGTATAACATCACATGGGTGTGTACCTGTAACAAATAAAGTCTTTAAACCATAAGCAGGAGTCTTTTCAACTTCTACACCTGTAAAAAACATTACTTGTTCATTTGTTCCTGTTTCGTAATCACGTTTCATTTTTTCTAATCTGATCCTTTACAGCAAGTTTTTCTTTTTTTAATTTAACAAGGTGTGCCTTATGGTTGTAAGTTCGATCACCTGATCTTTCCTTTTCAATATCTTCTACTTTCTTATGTAAGTAATCATGCATATCTTGTAGTCTCTTTGCATTTTTACTTGCTCTTCCAGTTGCCATCTTTATACCTCCTCAAAAAAGTTTGCAAATCCTGTGCTTGCGTTAACAGTCTTTTTACCAATAGCACCACGTGTGCCAATAATCTCCATCCAAAATTTTGAATGTTTTTCAATTAACGCATTTGCTTTATCTCGATCATCCGTTGCGAATATTTCGTCCACAACATCTCTAAATAATACCCTGTCAAATTGCTCTTGGACAAGCATGTTCGGAAGTATTCCGTTGTCGTATTGTCTATTCGCTTCTTGTACTGCATTAATATGGCTCCATACATTATGACCCATTTGGATCGCATAACTAAAACTATCCCAACTAGTTGAATCACGTTTTCGTACAATTTGGTTACCGTCTTCGTCTAGTATAGGTTTGCCGTGTTTATCAATATCAATATCACCTGCTTTTACTTTAGGTGTACCAACTAAGTTTTTATCACCTTCAGCATATATACAAACATCATTAACTTTAATATCTTTAGACAAAGGACTATCAGTAAAGTTTTTAAAGATACCATCTGCTAATACACCGTCTCTAAAGTTACGTGTATCGTTAGCATACTTCAATTCATCAATACTAGGTACCATTCTATAGACCCATTTAGTTCTATCTTCTGTTTCAGTTTGAATATAAATTTGTCCGTTAGCAGTAGCAAGAAAAGGAGAAGCACAATCAAACGTAATAGTAAAGTTTGGATTATGATATTTTCGTACTGCTCTTTGAACGTCTGTAAGTAATGTAGCCCACTCTAACTTTGATGTACCTAAGAAGTGCATAAAGTCATGTTTGCCTGTTTCTAATAAGCCGTCAAAACGTAATGCTACAATACGTTTTAATGCTAGATGAATATCACACATGTTCTGTCCACCCATTGACCACCCATTAAAGTGTGTGTCAGGATACTTAACAGGATCACAGTAATCTTTCATTTGCTCGTACCAGTCATCAGCATCTGCGTGGTTTTCGCCTTGTAGTACATTTAAGAACTTACAATTACCATTTCGGTTAGCCATAAAGTAATCGTTGTTGATACGTGTAGCATCAACTGCTTCTTGATATGAACTAATACCAGTTGCTTTAACACCAGCAGGCGAACGTGCTACCCAAGCCGGAATATCAAGTATCATTCCGTAGTCCATGTAAGCATCCATCCAACGTAACACTTGTTCACGTTTCTTTTGTGCTTTAGGACAATTAGGATTTTTCCAATCACCTTCCCATACGCCTTTACCAATTTGGAAACCACCTGAGTCACCAAGTAACCAACTGTTCTCACGATCACGTTCTCTAACCATAAGTTCTTTTGGAGAATCTTTCATTGTATCTAATTCGGCATGACCTGCTGAGTAAAGTGTCCAATGATAGTTAAACAATCCTTCTTTTTTGTTTAACCAATTCATACTCTCCATATTAGGATAAGGAATACGTGCTGGATCTACATAATCTTCTCGACGCTGTTTACCTACAAATGTAGCATAGAACCCACTTAAGGCAGGAAGGAATATAGCATAGTCGTTCTGTGCTTTTGTAAGATCAGTATTCATTTACTTACTCTGCGCTGGAAGAATGTAATTGTACGTTGCTAGTCCACTATCAACTGTAATCTGCATCGCACCTTGATCACTTAGACTCATTACAATCTGTCCATCTAAGTTTAAGATTGCTTGTACTTGTGCTACAGGATATGTCCAAGCATGTTTAAGATTACCTTCAACACCTGTTTGGAATACAAACTTACCTGCGTGTGTATTAGCATCACCAAAACTAAACACAAGATCACTTACACCGCCAGTTTCTTCAACCTTAACTGTAAAGTTTTGCTCTTCTGAATGTGCCGCGCTTTGTAGTTTCATTCTTGTAATACTAGCAAGTGACGGAGTAAATGCTACATCCCATGATGCGCCTTTAAACTTAACACTTTTAAGTTTTTCGTTAATAATTTGTGAACTCATAAAACGGAAATCATTCTGGAAATCACCTGTACCATTTTCAAAATGAATATGTGTTGGAATAGTTTCACCGTTACGTTCTGCTTGTACTACATCAATCTTAGCATCTTTCTGATACTCTGGATTTTTTAAGTGTAGTGCTAGTTTATCTAAGTTAGGCATACCAAAAATGTTTGCGCCAAACTCTGCTACTTTCTCTTTTGTGTTTGCTGACAAAATCACACTGCGATCTTCTGCCATTGATTCGACTGTAGTACTGGCATCATCGCCTGTTACTTTCACTAAAGCCAAAAAGCCTAGTGAATGTGTTTTTGCTACTACGTCTTGTAAAATATCTTTCATTATACTTCTCCTATGTTCTTTATATTATACGACATTTTGTTGATAAAGTCAACTACTTTTTACTCTATTTCGGAGATCACTGCTCGAAAAACGGTGCTCTCTTTTGTTAAAAAATAGTTCGATTCCCCGTTTGGCACATATAGCCCTACCAGTAAACTTACCATTTTTGTATTCTTCACCTAAAATCCTAACATCAATATGAAGCATATTTAGAATATCTTCTAAGTCTGTTTCTGTTTGATATGGGATTATTTCGTCAACGTACTTAATAGCACTAAGTTGTGTATGTCTTTCTACTATAGTTTGTACGGGTGAATTCTTCTCTGGACGATCAAGACTTGGATCAATTTGTAGGCCACAAATTAAGTAGTCACATTGTTCTTTTGCATCTCTCAGCATTTGTATATGACCTGCGTGGAGCAGATCAAATGTACTACATGTGAAGCCTATTTTCATTTCTTAAAGCCTTGTTCTTTTAAAAATTTATCTACTGTATATTTAGGTCTAAAGCCTAACTTATCCATTAAATGTGTATTTGCCTGTGTTTTTGTTCTTTCGCCAACAGTATTTAACTTTATGGGTAAGTCAGGGGCTATGTCCTGGATTCTTACACAGTTACCTGTACCAATGTCAACATTACCTGTTAAGTCTTTGTCCATTAGTAATATTATACCATCAGTTAAATCTTCTAAGTGAATAAAATCTCTAAGATGATTTGTTGTATATTCTAGTGTGCCATTTAATAGTTTGTCAAAGAACATTTTAGCTCTTGGACTTTCACTATACACTGTATGAAAACGCATAAACAATGCGTTAGGGTGTGGTATACTTTCAATAACGTTTTTACTTGCGGCATATGGATTCAAGTGTGGTTCATACTGTGAACTTGATCCTGCTACTAGTACTCGAACATTATTATAGAATTCAAGTAAACGCTTTGTTCCTTCTACATTAGTATTCCAATACTTTGCCGGATCAGCAAGACTTTCTCTTACACCGCCAATACCTGCTAAGTGGATAACAAAATCTACTTTGGGTAATTCTGCTGTTAATATGTCAGTACCTTCTTTAATATCTATACCGACGACATCGTGTCCATCTACAACTAACTTTTCGAATAGCCGTGATCCGATGAAACCTAGATGCCCTGTTAATAGTATCTTCATGTTTCTTTCCTTATGTTCTTATTGCTTTTTACAGCCGTTGATAATATTGGTAAGGTAGCGCCAACTACATTTGCTGAATATAATAATGCTTCTGTATCTTTTGGAAAACATGCTCCTCCAAAACCTCTGTCGCCGTCTGGACCAGGCACTTGCATATGACTATGTGTAATCCTATCATCCATTCCTACCAATTCTTTTATATGATCGTATTCAATTTCTGCTAGATCACATAAGTCGTATACTTCATTAAAGAAAGCAACTTTAGTTGCTAAAAAACTGTTACGTAAATATTTTGTTAAAATTAATTCTTCAATAGAAGCAGTTACTTTTTTATATGTTTTACACTTTGAAAAAACAGTATGCCAAAACAATATGTCGCCGCCTCCGAATAACATTTTGTCTTGATTCTTAAAATCTTCGTTAGCATTAGCCGCTGTTAAAAACTCAGGGCTAAATGTAATTTCTTTGCCTTGTGGTTGTAAGTCTTTACGCCAACCTTCTAAACTAATTGTACTTTTAATTAAAATAGGTTTATCACTTGGACATGCTTTAACTACAGTTTCAACAATAGTCATATTACATGCTCCTGTTACTGTAGCTGGTGTTGGCACACAAACTACATATCCATCGCTGTCATTGTCAATAACATTATCGTTATATTCAGGATCAACAATTCTTACTTCATGATGATTTTTGAGTACTTCGTATACTGCTTTGCCTACAAACCCGTACCCTATCAAAGTTAGTTTCATTCATTCTCCTTACGCAATTTTTCGTGCGGTATTTTGTCATTAAAAATATCTCCTGCTAGTGCTTGTATGTCTGCGACAAGGGCATCGATTAATACTCTATCCTGTTCAAGTTTTGGAGTATCATATTTCATACGTCTAAGATTCATAGATTTTTCATACATTACTGTAACCTTATCGCACATTTCACTTATTTTATGTTGCATTAGTCCTCCTTCTTTATTAGTTGGTTATCGTATCTTTGAAGAAACTCTTCTCTAATATCACGCATTTGTTCGCCTTTGATCATATTAATAATTGTATTAGTAAGATCAACTTCGCCTCGTAAATATCCAATCTTGCGTTGGAGTTCTTCTAGCTCTTTCAAATAAAACTCAAGTTCTCTTTCTTTACGTAACTTTTGTTCTATAAAGTCTGTAATAAGAATTAATTTTTGTTCTTCGCTCATCATTATTCTCCAAATTCAAACAAACTACTGAATGTAGTATTTTGTTTAGTATCCTCCAATGGGTAGTTAAGCACACCAATTAAGTTGTCTAGTTTGTTATCAATAATAGTTTCTGCCATAAGTGCGTCATCAAACGGTAGCTCTTTGAACCATTCAGGAATACGCAACTCGTCTGTTGGATACGCAACACTTGTATAGCCCAACGGATTTTGTTTTAGTTTACAAACAATAACTTTCATACCATCTACAATCTCTTGCGAATACTTGTCACCATTCATACGCTTGAGTGTGTTCCAGTTGATGCTTGCTCTTACATGTCCTGGCATGTTTGCTTTACCTTGTTTTTCTTCAAGTCGACGATAATGCCCAACTTTGTTTGCACGTTTAGGTGAACCTTTCTCCCAACCAGGACGTTCACTAAATTCGTTACGAAACTGTGTAATGCGTTCTAATATATCTGCCTGTGGAATATCAGTAAGTACCATTAGTAATAGTTCACTTAAGAACTCTTGCATAAACACAGGAGTATCTGATCTACGCAAATCCAAGCCCATTGCTTTTACTTTACCGGGCTTGCCGTCTACGTCAGTTCTAAAACCTTCGTTATCATAAATTAAAGCCGCATAACGTTTCTTTGTAATAAACAATCCGCTTTCAGCAACAATTTCTCTACCTGCCGCAATAACATCTGAACGACTTCTTGGACAATGAAATGCTTGTAGCATAAACTTTGGAAACGTTTCGTTTGCCGCTTCGCACACTTGATCATAAAGTGTAATTACGTTATCTTTAGTCCAAGGGAGTTGACCACTGTCAATTTGTTCTTTAAGTATAGGATATCCGCTAAAGTAACAAGAGTCAGTGTCACCATAGATCATAGCTTCGCCAACATGATCATATGTGCCTGTAATAACTTTGTTCACTTCTGCTGACATGTGCTTAACAATAGTTCTACCTGTAAGTGTAGTTGACTGTCCGATACGCTTGTCAAAGAATCTACAACCAGGATTAAGAATAGCACCATACAAACTGTTCAAGTTAATCTTTTTAACAAGTTGTCTTTTATCCCAGTATTCAATTTCTGCGGCATTACCTGCGTCTTTGGCTTTCTTTAACATCTTCTGCATATCTTTACGTTCAGCATACCAACGCTTCAGTAACCCAGGAATAACACCTTCAAATTCTGTTGTAAAGATTGTACCATTTGAACTTAACATCCAAGGTTGATTATTATCAAATATTACATTGTATAGTTCAGCACCGCTTAGTACATCTGATTTGCCATCTTCCCAATCAATAGTTAGCGGAATATCTTTACGTTTTTCCATAACTGCTTCATACTCTTCTGTCGAAAAACGTCCTTCCCAACTACCTGCGAATGACTTCTTTTTAAGATTCATATCTTCGTGTACACGAGCTTCACTTACTTCTGGACGTATTTGTCCTACAACAGTTTCAGGTGCCATGTTCAGCGCACGAATCACACTTGGATACAGACTGTTCAAGTCCATTGAACCAATCCATTTATGTAATCCTTTTTTAGGAAATGCTACGTAAGCACCTGCGGCTTGTGTGTTCTCTGTGTCATCACGTTTTCTACGATTAGGAACTTGTAAGCCTCTATTGTGTGCTTCGTTAACAATACCTTGCTCTGTAACAGCAACAGCACCCATAGTAGTCTGTAGCATCACAGTATTTTCGTGAGCAACAGTATTACTTAGATCAATAAATCTTAGTTTTTTGTCCAGCTTGTCCAGTAGTGCGGTATCTTGTATGTTGTATTCAATGAACTTTCTAAAGTCATTGTTGTACAGTTGATCCAAAGTGCCTTCATATGGAACTTTGTTCTCTCCAACTTCGATTTCGCCAATAGCATCAAGTCTATATGTGTGTCTTTCTTCATACGTGTATTTACGATATAATTCTAAACTATCTAAATGTACTCTGCCTATGAGGTCAAAGGTGACAGCTGATTTACCATATTTTTCATATTCACGCTTCCTTGGAAGTTGACCCCATAGACAGAATCTACGTGTATCGTCTTTGCTTAGTACACGACTTGTTCTGTTTACAGTGTAAGGAATATCATAACCTTCACTGTTCCAACCTGACAAAATGTCAGCATCTTCAATTAGTGTTAAGAAAGTATCAATCATCTCACTTTCTTTTTCAAACAACATTACATTGTCAATGCCTTCAAGTTCTTTTTTAGCTTCATCCATTGTAAGTGTCTTAGGCGGAACGGCTAAACACACCATTGTTTCTAGCCATTGTAAGTATACACTTATAGAAGTGATTGGCATAAATGGATCACTAGGATCAGCAAAGCCACGCTCTGGATCAAAGTCAGTCTCAATATCAAAGAACGCAATGTTTAGTTTAGGTGCGTCTTGGTTGAGATAGTTTTCACTCAAACACTGAAAGATTGGATTGATGTCGCTTTCAAATAATTCTTTGTCGCGGTTAATAGCAACTTCTTTTCTAAAGTCTTTTGTATTCTTACAAACAATACGTGTTAGTGGATCACCGTATACACTTTTGTATTTGCCTCTAGGGTCTTTATAAAAAAATGTATATTTTGCTTGATACTCATGAAAGTGTCTCTTACCGTCCTTGCGTTCTACAACTCGGATAATGTCACTGTCTCTATCAAAATGTGCGTCTACATAACTCATTTATGCTCCTCGTATATTAATGTCGTTTATGTTTCCTGCTAAAATGTATCTTGTTGTGTTTACAGGATACACCTTATGATGTATGGTACTAGGAAACATGACTACCATATCATTATACACTGGTAAATTAATTTCGTCAACCGGAGATATTTCGTTTTTGTTTTCTCCTAATTGAACAAATGTAAGTGGACTATTACTTTCGCCGACATCTAGGTAATATACCCAACTATAACGACTTAGTGTTCCGTGTTCGTGTTGTGGACAACCTTGTCCGGGCAAGCTCTCTTGAAACCAAACTTCAGCATCGACATTAAATTGTTTAGTGTCGTTCCATACTTGGTTAGTTATAAATTTAGGACCTCGTGGACCTACAACATTATGGCAATACCATAAGTGTATTTTGTCTAGTAAAGGTGTTAGTATATCATGATCAATATGTATGTCATGACTAGTTTTCCATGATTGGTTGGTAGGTTCGCTTTCCTCTTTTAATTTAAGGAAATGCTCAATAATATTTTGTCTAAGTTCTGGGTTTCTAAAGCCGACTGGTCCATGTCTAATAGGGACCGGCTGAGATATGTATAATGTACTACAACTTAACTTCATCTTTTTCCTACGTTGCTTATGGCCAACTTAACCTTCTACTTGCCTAGCTATTGCTATTGGCGTTAATATTACTTATCAGAACAACAAGCCCGCAATGTAAATTACGGTTAGTCCTGCGTTGAGAACTATTAAACTGTTCTCTTTCCAAAGGATACCTATTAGTACCCAAAGACTGTTGCTTACAATGAATGCCCATATATAAAAAGGGTAAACATTAAAAGCGGCCAGCGTTGCGGCCACCAGCAAACATGCTGTACTGACCCACGCCAACCATTGATAGGGTTTTACCACCATAGTGCCGCAACTCCATATCCAAATACGTTAATAACAGCAAAGTATCCTGTTAGTAACATTACCCATGCCGCGCCTCTGCGTACAGCCGCGTAGCATTGTGTAACCGATCCTATAAAAAAGAACGGATATATAATTAGCATGTTTGGATCAATAGCATTAAATGCCAAAGTCAAACTTGCTATTACCGTAAATATAAAACTTACTAATTCGAATCCAAAAGCAACCTTATCACTTTTGTAACTATTGATCCAAAAATCTTTTACTTTTTTCATATTATGGCTTATCTTTTCCAACTGTAACAACAAGTGTTTCTAAATCGTCAAACTCATCAGCAACCTTTTCCCAGTCTTGTTTATGGGCAACTTTAATTGCTTTGTTGATAAGAGCCGGTTTAATATCCAATTCTTCTGCTACTGCTTTTACTGTTTCTTTAAGACCTGTACTAAGATCTTCAATTTCTCTCAAAACTGATGCGCCTTCATTAACCAAACGCTCTAGTTTTGCTTTTTCGTCACCACCGTATACACGATCACTCATATGATTCTCCTTAATTTATATAATATTATACATGATTTATTGGGCGTTGTCAAGTCTTTTTTTGTATGCTTCTTCAAAGCCTTCCATGCCGTACTCAGATCTTTCATTGTTATTCCAAAGTCTTTTAAAATAACCATCTGCACTGTCTATAATAGTATTATCAGTCACATTTAAGTGTCCTTTAACCATATAAAATAGTCTACATGATTCTTTAAATGTCATTGTAAACTCCTTATCTTGGTGGCAAAATTTCGAATCCGCTTATCTGTTTCTTGTATTCATCGGCATAACCGATGTATATGTACTTAACACCTTTGGCTTTATAATACGCACATTCGTGGCGTAGACTCTTTAGACCTAAAAATAACTTAGGATTCTTATAGTTCCAAGCAAACTGCATTGACTCAACATTGTCATTGTTGTACCAATAGTAATGAGTAAATGCTACTAGTTCTTTGTTACTATAATATCCAATTACATCGCATAGTGGAGCACACAAGTCTTCGTTAAATAAAGGCATTACGCTTTCAAACTGTTTGTACTTACAGTATTGATCGTATATTTCTTGTAGTTGTTCTACTGGAGGATTTTCAAACAGTACTGCTGACTTAGACATTCTATAATTTGTTTTTGATAAATCAATTCTAGCATATATGTCACTCACGCTCTTGTACCTCTTGTTTGTATTCTTTAGTCCAGTTCTTATAATAGTCTTTCTTTTCTAACCATTCTCTTGCTGTTTCTAATTTTTCTTTTGGTTGTATAAGAACAAGAGCATACTGTCCATGATTAAGTTTTATATCTTGTACTTGTTCTATTTCAAGAGGATGATCTTCTAATGCTACAAATCCTCTTTCGTCAAGCATAGGCTTTGTATCATCTATAATATTACTTAGTTGTTCAGGAGTTATTCTATCATAGTCAAAGCCTAGTATAACTACTTCTTTTCCTTTAGGCCAATGATATGTATAATTTTCTATTTCTGCTCTTACCCAAGTATTAATTTCAAATGAACCGTCGAGCCAATGCGTGTGTACAGCATTGTCTTGCCATGCCTTTTTGGCATACGGACATGGAGGTAAGTTATTAAATGTTTTTGATGGCTTGCTTAGTACGTTTTGTATCCAATCATCTATCGATGACTTGAAACTCTGCATTTCATGCTAGGCCTTAACGCATTTGTTAACACGTTTGCCTGCGTTTTTACCAGTACCTTTTTGTGTTCCAGCTCTCTTATAGCCTTTCCAACATTTTTCAGGACCAGCTACTTCGTCTAGCTCTGCTTCTGATAAACCTAATGTTGTGTAACTTGGCTTACCACACTCTGAACACACATCTTTTGCTTCGTCTAATTTTGATTTCAACCTATGTGCTAAGGTATCTACATAAGATTCTTCATGAGATTTTCTAGGTTGTGTTTTACCTGGGTATTCGTATCTCTCGTCGCCAGCTCTCCAACGTTGATATGCAACTGTATTAGCGTCTTCGTCTGCTTTACTAACCTTCATTGTTTCTTTAGATTTTTTATCGTCTGCTTCTTTAACATTTTTCTTAAACTGTGGAGGTACTACGCCTTTTTTAGGCTTGCTTCCGCCTTTACTTTTCTTGCCACCAGTTTTTTGATTTAAGAAAGCAGGCTTATCGTCGTCTGTGCCTTTTTTACCATCTGGTCCTGCGCCCATTGGCATTTTCTTTGATTCTACAACTTCGTCAAATTTTAATTCGTAATCTAAATGATGATAAACACTACCAATATAATCTGCGGCTTTAGTAATTTTTGATTGAACCCATCCGTCAAGACCTTCACGCTCTTCTACGCCTTTAAGCATTTCGTGTAGTTTAATAGCATACTTGGCAATTTTGTATAAGTCGCCTCTTGCCATTTGTACTTCGTGATCTGATTCAGCTTTGTATGCTAAATCAGCTAATCCTGTTTCTTTTAAGTCTTTTTCTTTCATCATATTATCCTTGTAATATATTTATCTTTTAGCTACTTTGCCACCGAGTAAATTACTACCGCCCATATCTAATCCGTTCTTTGCTGTACCGTCTTTATTTAAGGCCTGTTTTGCTTTAGGCAAACCTTTTTTATCACGTTTAGCAGTATTAGCGGCTAAGTCACCTACAGCTATCGAGCCTACTCCGGTACCACCGCCAGTATGCTCTTCTTTCATGGCTTTATTTTTGGTATAGCAGTCGCAATGCTTACAGTCTGGACCGCATTTACATTCTGTAATAGGTTGTCCACAACATGCCTTAGGGCACATTTCTACTTTTGCTTCACTAAATATTTCTCTTATTAACATATTAGTATTTACCTTTTTTCTATCTGTTGTATGACAAACCTGTCTTGCTATTTGCAGAGACTTTTTTACCGGCTATATCATAGTTAATAGTTGACCCTTTATCTTTATCTACACTTACATCAAGTGGACCACTAGCCATTTTTGTATTATCTTTACTCAGTAGTTTTCCATCTAGGTCATATGTTGCTGATTGATCAAGTTGTACACCATCTACTGCTGTACCATAATTAACAACGATTGTATTCTTCTCAAAATCATGTATTTGTTGGTATCCATTAATCTTAGGAGTTTCCCACTTGTCCATTTTGCCGTCTGCTCCAAATGTAAATGTGCCACCACCATCTTTAATTGTACCACCACCATCAGGTGCGGCAGGCGGATTTATCATCTTTATTGGTTTAATTTTGTCAGGCATTGTATGTCCTGGACCTACCTCACTACCTGGGTCCATTGTTGCACTCATTGTTGTCATGCTATTAAGTTTGTCAAGCGGAGTATCTATTTTTGCCATGTCTCCTCCTTGTACTGCTCCTACTATAGTGCCAAGTAGTGTTGCAATTAACACAAGATTTTTAGCTGTCTTTGGTATTTTTTTAATTATTGGCTGAACTTTTCCTAATAAGTTTTTAGGAAGTTTTTTTAAACTATCTACAATTCCTTCTTGTAATTGCTGTGGAGTACTTTCTTTTAATTGCAAGTATAAATTGTATTCTGTACCTTCGCTAAGAAAAGATTTAACATCAAATTGTTTAAATTCTACGTATCTCATTTTCTATAACCTGGTTTATTCCAAAATGCATCTTTATATGGATCAATACCCTTTGCCGCGTCCGCCCTTGCGTCTGCTGATCTTTTCTTTTGATTTTCGTCCATCCACTTTAGATAGTTAGTTACAGGATTAGACAAATACCAACCTACATCTTTGTATGTACCAAACTTTGCTTTGAGCATTTCTTTGTTGAGGTTATCCCAGTCGCTATAGTATCCTCTGGATCGATTGATAGCAAGAATGGCTTTGGCCTTTTTACCTGCATACTTACCCACAAAGGCTCCCACATTAATTAGATAGTAGTTAACACAGTCTACTATGACTTCATTGTCGCCGTGTTCCGCATCAGGCCAACCTGTTTTGTACGTGTCCATAAACTGTTCAACATCATCTTTACGTCCCAAGTCTTGCACTTCGCTACTGTGATGTATTTCGTAGTTGCCTACTGGAATCATAATGTTGTTTTC